CGAGGCGAGTCCTGAAAAATCAAAAAAGTTTGAATATGGGCTTCAGTCACTAGTAGACCATCATGGCAGCGCTCGCGGTGGACATTATACTGCTCAGGGCCTCAGTCCTCTAGATGGAAAATGGTACATTTATGATGATGAAACCACTGCGCACACCGAGAAGCCAATTCTGACTCCCAGCACATATGTAATGATTTATCGAGCGAAGACTTAGACCCGTCCAACCCAATGCTTCATCTCTGGATATTTTACTGTAAGATGATCAACCCAAACCTTCGCAAGTTCATATGAAAGAGGTCCTCCCCGATACACGGTCTCGTTATTCGTGTAACTATAACAAACACAATAGAACTCAGACATTTTAACTTTCTGTTGAAATTTGAACAATCTGCATCAAATTTTTTGGCAGTCATGAAGATTATTCTCCTTTCAGGTTGGGCAGGGTCCGGAAAAGATACAGTTGCCGATTATCTAGTCGCCAAGCACGGATTCAAAAAGTTTGCCTTTGCAAATCCACTCAAGGATCTTGCCGCCAAACTTTATACGTTTCCACGAGAACTTGCAGATTCTCAAGAGGGAAAACGGGAACTCTGGCCCGTAGGGTATTCTAAGAAAACCATCCGACAGATTCTTCTTGACCTGGCACTTTTCGATAAGTCCCGATTCGGAAATGATATCTATGCGAATGAAATTGCCATGCTGATTGCGAAGGAGTCGCCCGATTCAAATATCGTAATTTCAGATACAAGATATTTGAATGAAATCAGGGTGATTCTTGAATTTGCCACAAGAGAGAAACATGGGTTTGATGTATGGCGAATTAATCGCATTGACCAAACTACCTCACCTGTAGATGATATTTCGGAACATCTATTGGACACCTACAATGCAGATGCATTTGTACAGAATCCAGGGGACTCTCTAGAAAAACTCTACGCACTAGTAGAAAATGAGTTGTCACATTCGTAAAATGCGGATGATGTCGTCAACTGGTACATGCGAGCCTAGGCCCCAAGGTGCTGCCGCAACGGAAATGGCCGCACGGCTTGCGCAAATGCAGGCAGAGCGTGGACGACAGGACCAGATGTGGTCTGAGCCGACTACTGTAACTTCAAATAAAACCACCTGCGCAACACCCACTTTGGAAATCGTGAAAACCAAAAATATCCGGCCTCCCTATTAATTTTAAATTGTGGAATAGTAATTACTTCAGATATCGTATGAGGTTGATATTTTGTATTAAACTCTCTAATAATTTGAGAATAGACCCGTTTTTCATGAGACATTTTTTTACATGCATCAGAATTAATAAGTCTCTTTTTCTTATCACGAATCATTTGCTTTAATATACCATGCATTGCCAGTGATTCAGTCGTAAATTCTCTTTTAGACAATCTACCTATCTTATTAAATTCTTTTGTTGTCTTACGAACACTTGCTATCTGCTTCTTAACTTTCTTAAGGTCATCCGCAAAGCCAGGTATTGCTAGGAGTTCATCATAGAGTTCTCGTTTTCTTATATCTTCTCGTTCACGATATTGAACTTGACCAATACCTACAACTTCTTCTGTAATTAAACCTATTCGGCATATGCTACATTGTATTCGTGCTCGAGTCATATAGATAATAAAACACTGCGTGTGAAATGTATGATTACATTCAAGTTCTATTTTTTTCTGCGCTAGTTCAATTAAATCTTGACATAGCGTACAAAAAAGACCTCCAGATACATCCATTTGCTTTTTATAAGGCCGCTCCTTTATGCCTAGGCATAGAGAGAACGGAAGCTCTCGTCACCTACCTCCTTCTTCTTCAGGAACAGTTGGATATGCTCCTTCTTTACCACAAACGGCAGGCTGAAATCCTTGATGTGGAAAGGTAGGTCCTTGCTGTTAAAGATGCGCAGCATATTAATCTTCTGAATAATGCCCTCTACGCAGCGCTTGAGCTGACGGACACCCTTCTCCTCCTTCGCATACTCCTCAATCACAAACTGAAGTACTTCACTTGAGATGCCAACCTTCTCCGTGAGGTTTACCTCCTTAAGAGCTGCGGGAACAAGATACTGCTCCGCAATCGCCAACTTCTCCTTTGAAGAGTATCCCTGAAGCTCAATAACAATCATGCGGTCAAGGAGTACCCTATCAATCTTTGTAATGTCATTGCCACTAAAGACAAACATCACCTTACTCAGGTCAATCGGTACACCTGACAGGTACTTGTCCTCAAAGTCTCCATTCTGTACAGGGTCCGTCAAGTGAATCAACATATTCTGAACCTCCTCACCCTTCGGCGTACCACTAATCTTGTCAAGTTCATCAAACATCAGTACCATTGACATAGACTTCGCCGCTACAAAGGAGTTCACAATCTTGCCGCAATGACTGCTCTCATAGACGAGCTGGTGACCTGTATAGGTCGTAGCATCTGAATCGCCACCAAGGCTGATAAACTGGAAAGGCCAATCGAGCGCCTTTGCAATTCCGTTCTTAATTAGACTCGTCTTACCAATACCAGGAGGGCCTACAAGCAGAAGGCTCATACCACGCGCTCCAGGATTTGCAATCTTGCTTGCGATAAACTGTAGAATCTGTAGCTTTGCCTCATCCTGTCCATAAATCGCATCTACCATGCAACGACGAGCGCGGTCCATGAAGGCACCACATGCTTCTGTGCCATCCTCCAGCTTCACAGGAATCTCCTTGTAGAGGCCAAACGGTACACTCGTTAGCTTCTCAAGCCAGGCGCGCAGTTTGAAGTACTCGCCATTGCCAGGCTCGAGGCTCTGGAGATTGTTATACTTATTCAGTACCATAGCCTGCGTTTCAGTGGGTAGGCTCATTGAGAGAATCTTAAACATGAGTGGTTGCTCTGCTGCCGCGGCAGTTGACTTCTTCTCAAGTGCCTCAATCATCTGCTTCTGCTTAACTTCCGTAAGACCCTTGAACTGGTCAATCTGGTCATCAATCGTATTCTCTTCAACAGGCTCTGTTACCAACTTTACAAAACGCTTTACAATATCAGACTCCTTCTTCATATTGTGACGTTTCGGCACCATACGCTCATCATCCTCCTCAAGAGCCCCAAGTGTGATACTGAATCCACCCTTCTTGAAGATAGGTTCATCATCTTCCTCCTCATCTTCCTCCTCATCATCGTCATCCATTTCATCTTCCTCCTCCTCCTCGTCGTCGTCTTCCTCCTCCTCTTCTTCCTCCTCTTCCTCAGATTCCTCAACTACCTTCTTCTTACGGGAAACTGACTTTGACTTCTTCTTGGGCTCTTCCTCCTCTTCTTCTTCCTCCTCATCGCGATCCCTTGAATCACGAGAACTCGACTTGGTATTCGACTTCTTCTTTGCAAGACGGTGACGAATAGTTTCGCGCGCCTTCTGAGCAGCCTTGCGAGGAGCCTTCTTGCCTAGACGACGCGCAATTGAGGAAACGGGAGCAATCTCCTCACTCGGAGAGGTATCCTCTTCAAAGGAGGAAGTGTCATCATCAAGCTCCTCATCCTCTGTAGATACAATTAGGTCACGAATATTACCCTTACTATCTACACTCTCATCATCATCGTCGGCCCGTCCCTTACGGCGACGCTGCATCTGCGAAGCCGGACGGCCGCGTTGAGCCGTAGTATCCTTTCGAGAAGGCTTGTCATTCTTCTCGGATGAATCCTTATTACTACGATTCTTGTTGCTGGGCATCCTATGCTTTTCCTTCATTTTTGCTTTTCCCTAAACGCAAAAAGGGTGGCTAAGTTGATTCAAGTTTTTGGTTCGCACATTTAGTTTCCGCGATTCTTACGGCTGCGATTCTTACGGTTCTTGCGACTCTTGCCGCCCGCCTGCTTACGATTGCGGCGGCTCTTGCGACCCTTGATGAGGTCACCCACGGCCGCATTGAAGTGAGCCGTAACATTACGACCCGCCTTATTAAAACCACGCGCCGTTACACTAACAAGACCCTTTGCGGTATTTGCAACCGCACCCACCGTGTTGGACGCGGCCATCGCCGTGTGTCCAAAGGGGCTCCAGAGACGTCCCATTAATCCACGAGAACGATTCTTGCGAGTAGGTGCCATTTTTCTACATAGTAAAAATCTTTTTATTCAGGCCTATTTTTGAAGATTATCACGAATATCCATTAGGGCAAATCGGCTCTTTGAAACTAGACTCGGAAAATCTTCTTTGGGCGAATTGAGTATTTCTTCTAGACGCACTCGGAGAACTTCATAGAGTTGTTTACGGAGATTCACAAAGAATCCCGTATTTTTCTTATGAACCACCTTTGACATTTTCAAAAGGCAATCTGCGTATTCCTGAACTTCGTTTACTTTTCCCTCCACCCATCCAAGTCTTGAAATATTACAGATGAGGATTTCAAATGTCTTTTCGAGTGAGGCTAAATCCACTGTTTCGAGAATTACAAGTTCCGCCAAGAATTGGCTGTATCCAAGGCGATATTTCTTTTCAAGATTTCGCTCAATAAACGCCTTATAATTGACAGAGTCAGATTCATCTACATCATGGAAAATTGTTAGGTACGTGTGAAAGAGTTCATTCATCTCCGTCTGAATTACAGGATAGGTTGTTCGGAGTTCACTCAGAAGACGGGCATAGAGCGGACAGAACATATCTTCTGCGGCAGCCTTCTTGAAAACAAGGCGCATAAACTCCTTTGTAAAATCAGTCTGGCCACTATCAAGAATCTGATAAAGGAAGTCACGTACATCTGTAAAGGTTGATGCACTGAATTTATTCAACTTATTTAAGATAATTGTATTAAGAATCGTATCATCAATACCCGCATCTGTATTTTTGAAACGACTCTGATATTTCTGATTCTGTATACCTTGGTTCTGAGCCCCATGATTCTCGCCAGGCGGGGTGTTCTTCCAGCGATTATTTGCTGGCGGTTGAGCCGCCTGTTGGCGTCCTCGCGCCTGAGGGGCATTTCCGGCTATTCCACGTCGCCAGTTAGGAACAATTGTGTCGTTATCATGAAGTTGAGAATCAATTGCTCGTATTCTCTGCATAATATCCTCAGAAACTTGAGGAGCGCGATGTCTTAAAGTAAGAATCGCCTGAATGGTCTCCTCGGTGCTTCTTGCTGAAGCCATCGCTAGTGTATACTTCATTTTCTTTCTTTTAAATCATGCGCACGCGGTCCGTTATCAAATTTAACTCCTCTCTCTTGAAAAAATGGATTTAAAAAGTGAAATGGGTTCTGATGAGTGGCTAAAGCCCCTTGGATTTCAACTTCATGAGACACGTACACTTTTCCTAAAAACAATCAACTCATTAAAAACAACACCCGAAGCCATTCGTGCGATACAAGAACCAATTCACAAGTTGCGGGAAACAGTTCTCATTACAAATGTAGAAAAGGTCAATCGACTTTTTTTTGAACTCAAGGGATTTGAAGAGAAACTTGCCGAGTTTCGTACACAGCCCAAAGAATGGGAGGCAGAGAGTCTCTCACAACTTGTTTTCACACAGGAATGGTCGCGACCCTTAAATGAAGTGCCCTTTTTACTTCCAGCACTCTCTATTTTTAAAATATACGTGGTCCCTTTTTTTGCCGTGCTAATTCCATTAATTGCATGGGTCCTACCGTTTCTAATTCTCAGATTTATCTTCAAGATTCCTATGCCATTTGACACCTATTTGACAACTCTTTCATCAATGTGGCTCGGTGGAAAACTCTGGTCAACTATGAATCTTGGAGAACGAGCGCGTATTCTCTTTCAAACCTGCTGGACGGCCTTTGGAATAATTCAGGGAGTGATTCAACCGGTTCAACAAGCATTCCATATGAAGAAAATAGATGACCAGATTCTTGAACGCGGTCAGTTGTTTCAGCAGTATTCTGCGAAACTCAATGAGTTTTTCGCAATCTATAGTGCTGTAACTGGCAGGAATATCTCATGTCAACATCTAGATATTTGGCCAACAGAAGAACCGCGTCAACTCTATGCCTATGTTCGCGACCACCCCACGGACCTTTCATGGATTACGCACACACTTGCTACGCATGAAATTCAGTGGCGCCTTGCCATCTGTCCCGAACTCTGTTTTGTCAAACTCACTCGCACGCGCGACCCTTCTTGTAAATTAGTCAACTTTTTCGATCCGAGTATACCCGTTGAGAAGAGAGTCACTTCTTCCTTCGTTTCCCGCGGTCACACAGTCTTGACTGGACCGAATAAAGGCGGAAAATCCTCTATCCTAAGGGCACTCCTACTGAATATCTGGCTTTCGCAGACATATGGCGTAGCATTTGCTACGACGGCGACACTCACTCCGTTTGCTTGGATTGAATCTGGCCTTCGTCTTGTTGATCAACCTGGTGCACAGAGTCTATTTGAAAGAGAACTTGCTTTTGCTTCCAAGGTCTTACGGCGTAGCAAGTTATCTGAACAAGGACTTCTTCTCTATGATGAACTCTTCCACAGCACAAATCCTCCCGATGGAACAAAAACTGCCAAGAGATTTTTAGACCATTTATGGATGTCAAACTCTGTTCTAAGTGTTGTCAGTACGCACGTATTTGAACTTGTAGAGAGTTCGCCGAAACATGTACAGCGCCTTTGTGTCCCCGCAAGTCTTTCGGAGTCGGGCATTCGTTTTTCATTTACACTCGTACCCGGTATTTGTAAAGTAAGCAGTGTTGAACAACTCTATAAGAAATTTGGCTTCCCTAGCACGGCTCCTGCGGCCAAACCTAGCACCTTAAGTTAAGATTCCTTAGCAGAAATAATAACAATGACTTCCAGCGGTTTTACGGAATCCCTGACAATCGGTATTACGCTCACGCTTGTCTTCGGTGCCGTCTGTTTCTATCTTTACAGTCGCCTGGTTCAGAATGAGAAGCGTGTTTCACTCATTGAGAGCATCCTGCTCGATGTAAAGATGTCAATGGAGATGGTGGGGCAGAGTCATGGTTCTCATGAAGGCCACGATGAAATGGCTGTTGAACAGGTTGAGGCCGTTTCAGCGCCTGAGCCGCTCAGCCAGACAGATGTAGATAGTTCTGAGGAGGAACTCTACAAGGATGTTCTTCAGCAGGCGGAACGTCAGCCTGAGATGAAGGCGTTCGAGGTGACTGATTCCAAGGTTTCCCCGAAGGCGGATCCGGTTCAGGTGACAAAGGTCAGTCCGACATATGAGTCCATGTCTGTAAAGGAACTTAAGGACCTTGCCAAGAAGCGCAATCTGAAGGTGCCGAGTGGAGCGGGTCGAAAGGAACTCACGGAGGCGCTTCGTAAGGCGGAGGCGCCTGCTGCGCCTTCAGTGCCTGAGGGTGCTCCGCCGGCTGTAGAGGGTGCTCTTCTTGAGGAAGATGCTGAACTCACATCTTAAGAAGATATAGATGGACGCGAAGCTCTTCCGCCTTCCAACGGAACCCTTTTTATATACAAATGTATCTGAAAGCAAATCCAAACAGGCCTTTGTTCAAAGACTAACACCCAAGGGTGTCTATGCGATTGCGCCTGTACCTGATTCACGATTCCCCGGTTGGGCTGCGCCTATGCAGGATGCTGCTATACTGACTGACTACAGAACTCACTGCAGTGAAAATATTCCTGCGGGCATGCAGTACTCAGTTCATCTCTGGTCACAGCGCAATACAGATGCAATCATTGCTCTGTCACGTGAACGTCAGAGTATTAATACTGGAGCCAATCTAGGCTTCGATAATACAATTGTTCCGCCTCCTGCGAGTGTCGTACAGTGCGACGCCTTTGGATGTTCAGGATACATGACAAATCTGAAAAATGGAATCGGTCAGGAGCGTCAAGAGCATCTTCCGCCACTGTTTGGAACATTCAATACAGATGTCCCTCTCCAGACTCAACAAGTTCCTCCAGTGACTCGTCGCTTTGAAGGTGGTCGTAACTCTGCCCGTGGCCGTTCCTTTGAAGCACTTGGTTCAGGCGGCGTTGGTCCTGCGAACCTTGGAGCCACTTTCATACGTGCTGCTTAAGCAATCACTAAATACTAAAACAGAATGAACAAGGGTACACTCTGTTTTGATATTGGAATTAAGAATCTTGCCTGGTGTATTACTACAGTATCAGGTGAGCAGATTACCATTAATGGTTGGGGAAACTATAATCTACTAGAGGAACGCGCCTCAGATGAGGCTGGCGCAAAGGCACCTTCATGTGCTTCCTGTAGTGCAAAGGCACGATTTAGTTCAGCCACTGGTCTCTCGTGCGCACGTCACGTACCTGCGGCTGCTCCTCTTTTAAAAGATGCGAGTGGTAACCTCTTTACAAAGATTCCAGGGGCTCCGCAACTTCGCGCAATTTTGAATGAAAAGGGCGTGAAGCCGATGCCGAAGACAAAGGAGGCCATGGTAGCCGCCGTTCAGGCATTTGCTTCACTACCGGTGGTGAAAGTCAAGGTTCCTCATGCGGCAGCGATTGATGTTGCGCAGATTCACGATGCGATTCGGACTTTTGTTACAAAAGAACTGAAACCTTTTTTTGGGATTCTTGGAGAAGTTCGTCTGGAAAATCAGCCTGTTCTGAAAAATCCGGTGATGAAAACGGTTCAGATGCTTCTTTATGCAACCCTACGGGATGCTTTTCTGAACGCTGGTCATCCGACTATTCCCTTCAAATTGGTTCATGCAGGCATGAAGGTAAAGGGAAAGGCAACTGGAACAGCGGGATATGCGGACCGTAAGAAAGGTTCCGAGGAACGCACAGAAGCCGCACTTATTAAGACAACTGTTGTCCGAGGAGCAGAGTGGTTGGCTTTTTTTAAGGGGAATAAAAAGCGTTCGGATCTTGCGGATGCATTTTGTATGTGCCTTGACGCCGTGGCCGCGGTAAAGCCTGCTTAAAAAGTCCTTGGAAATTCAAAAGAAGGAATGGCAACCATTCACCAAATGGAAGAGGTCTCTCGGCAGATGGGACCCCCCGACTTAGGGTTAAGCGACGAGATCGGTAATGTAATTAACCTGAACGACATGGGCGATGACCTTGGAATGAGTCTTCTAGCAAACCCCAGCAAAGTCAACTCGAGTAACTCCGGCCAAACAGTAAATGTATCTACGAGTCGCTCTGAGCCGCCTACAATCAGCTTCTCACAAGCGGGCAGTGGAGGAGGCATTGGCCTACAGGAGGTTGATATTGCGCCCCTTGAGCCTCTGAATCTTGGTTCTGATTTTGGAAGTGCACCTGTAAATATTGAGATTCGCAAGGAGCAGGGCGGCGATGTTGGTGCCAATCTATTTTCCAATTCACAGACGGCTACAGGACCGGTCTTTTCACTTCCTGCGAGTCGTGACCCTGAGGCAGAGAAGAAGGAGAAGGTTGAGCTTATTAACAAGCTCCAGCGCCTAGAGGCAAAGGGTTTTCCCGTGACTCGTCATTTTACAATGGACAACAGCCTCGAAGAAATTAAGCAGGAGTATCTTCGCCTTGTAGATGCCAGGAATCTAGAGACAAGCCTTCGTTTTCAGCGTCAGATGACAATGGGCCTTGTTACGGGACTTGAGTGGATGAACAATAAGTTTGACCCTTTTGACCTGAAACTCGAGGGATGGTCCGAGTCCGTTCACGAGAATGTAGAGGATTTTGATGAAATCTTTGAGGAACTCTATGACAAGTACAAGGACCGTGGAAAGGTGGCGCCTGAAGTGCGTTTTGTCATGGCGCTAGCGGGTAGTGGCTTCATGTGCCATATGAGTAACTCTTTCTTCCGCCAGAAGATGCCGAGCATGGATGATATCCTGAAGAAGAATCCTGAACTGGCGAAGCAGATGGCTGCTGCTGCGGCTGCTCAGGCGGGTCCGGGTTTTGGTAATTTCATGGGCATGGCAATGGGTGTACAACCGTCCCAGCCGCAGCAATTTGGTGGAGCGCAGCAGACCTTCAGTGGGATGCCGATGCCCCCAATGCCGCCCATGGCGCCCCAGGTGCCCCAGCAGATGCCTCAGGCGGGACCGTTTAATAACTCCGCACGTGTTCCGAACATGCCGCAGCCGGTTGCGTCAGTTGAGCCTCCTCGTGTAGCCCGCAGGGAGATGCGCGGCCCCAGTGGTGTAGATGATATTCTAAAGACTTTTGCGGAAGTTCGCCAGGCAGAGTCTATGAGTGAGGTGTCAAACATGAATATGGCCCAGATGGGTTCAGCCACTGCGGCTGCGGAAATGCAGAGTGTTCACTCCGAGGATATTCGCAGCCAGACAGAGTCTGTTCGTACCTCGGGAGGTCGTCGCAGAAAGCGCAATGCGCCGATTCTGGGAAATGAACTAAGTATCAATGTATAATTTCATATGCGCATTTGTAAAATGCTATTATGAAAAATTCTGAAGAAGTGCTAAATTCTGTCCGTAAATCTCTTCAACCGGCGCAGGCTTCTCCTGCTTTCCTTCTGCAGCTGGCGGAGTCATACGCGCCTGCTTCTCACTGAGACGACGAAGAATTTCACCTTCTTCAGGTGTAAGACCACCACCTACAGGATTTATGAATTCTTCTTTTGCTTCGTGACCACCCAGATAAAGATCACTATTCTCATTGAAGAGGAAGGAGAGAAGTGCCAGTACAATGATGCTCATAAAGAGGGCAACGAGTACATTGCGTGTAGCGACGAAAATAACCGTAAAGACTAAAATACGCCGAACCCAAACTTGCTGGAAAAACTTCTCTTGTCCCTTTGAAACCTCAAGTTGAAGAAAGCGGCCGCCAAGATTCAGCATTAACATCATGGTTCCAATAAAATACGGATTTGTATTGAGACTATTTAGAATTACATCAATCGGATTTGAAACTTCTACTGCGGCTGCTACGGCAGCAACCACGGGTGCGGCACTTGCTACACTCATCTACTGATTCTTTTGTTTTTGTGTATCAGTTTCCAGCCAAGGCTTCGTAAGCCGTGAAAGGTCATTTAGATAGAAAAAGAGTGCAAGGGCTGCCATAATTCCAACCGTAGGGCACCAAGCAAGTGCTGCAATTAGAGTGACTACAAGAAACAAGCGCCAATAGGGAAACTTATATAAATAGACCCACTCAACCGGGTACGGTGTGTGAAATAGTGAACCTTCAAAAAGATTCCAAGCAAAAAAAGCAACTGTCACTATAATTCTTGCTGTTCCATCAACA